CCACCTTAAGGATTAGATAGATTGTATAAATCCTTAAGTGTCTTTAGAATCGAGTTCGGGTTAACCTGAGGGGGTTTGATCATGACGGAGTGATCTCCCGGAGAACGATATCAGAGATCTTGGAATAGAATTCATCGAGGGATCCGTCATTGGGAATGACGTGGTCGATCCATGACGTGGGGATCCTTTCCATCTCCGTCTCGGACTTGTGGGGATCATCCGCCTCCCGATCCGGTCTTACCACGCGTATGAGCATATGGTTCTTGAACGATATGACCATCTCGGCTTCATTCACGAACCGGATGTCGGGGATGATGATCATGTCATGACTGTCCATGATGCGCCTTATCCTGTGCTCGGCATGAGCGATCCAGAAGTTCAGATCGAAGCGCTCACGGAACACATCGGTCCCCAGCCATTGGAACATGCTCCGTGGGCTCAGTCCCCACCTGTTATCAATGTCCTCCTTGAGGGAGCCGTGAAGCTGCTCCTCCGAAAGATCAAAGAGTATCCTGCACGCGTCCTTTATCGGCGACGCCATGCTCATCTTCTCAATCTTTTTTGTGCTGCTCCGGATCACATAATCCGCCAGAGTGTCCTTGCCACTCCCCTTCTTTCCAACCACACCGATAATGAGTGCCATGATGAATTGATTGATTCTATCCGTTAACAGGACCCTATTTCAAAAAAAAGGATTCAATTTTAATGTCATGGTCGATCTGGAAATTGAGGTCCCATTGATGATCGATCATTGTCCAATTGTGCGTGCCATGTCGACGCATTCATTCGTGGAATCGTCAGGCCGTTTGATCATGGACATTGCTTCAGCCATGATGAAGTCTGTGAAATCAAACTGCCCAATATACCAAGCTACATCTAATTCCATTCACCTATTATCTTCTTCTATATCCCAATGAGTTAAGAGGATAACATATATTGTTAAGGTAGGATCAAAAATAGTGATGGAAGAAATAAATTCAAATGAAATGGAGATGAATTTGAATTAAATCCATTCAGGGTTTGCAATATACAGGTCGACCATGTTATGCTTCCTGTGTGCTGATTAATCATCCTCCTGCGTATCATCATCATCATTATACTCGGCCGTAATGATCGACCGGATCATATCGGCCCTCCGAATCGATGGGTGCAGCCCTCTCTCTTTGCAGATTGCCCGCAGATCCGTCGCACTCATCTCGTTCAGCTCGTTCCACCGATCATGGGCGTCGGTGGGGATATTGTCGGGAGGGGGGATGACGTCCTTGCGGGTCTTCTTGGGCTTCTTGGTGGGTGCGGGCTCCTCCTCGATGATAGGCGCCGCCTCCTCCTCGTTATCGGTCTCCTCGGTGGGAGGGGGGGGCTGCTGGGTCTTGTGCGCGGCCTTTTCATCGGCACTCATGCCCGCCCACTGCTTGCTGAGGAGCGTGCTGATCTCTCCAAAGGTCGCATCGGGGTTCTCCTCACGGAGACGGGGGCGCATGAGGTTGGAAAAGTTCTGGTAGGCCGTCGGTGCGCGCTTGTTCTTCTTCCTCTTCTTGGTCTTCTTGGTGATGGGCTCCATCTCCTCCGGTGCGGGGAGGTTCTTCCACATCAGCATGAGTTCGTCCCTGTCGAGCTCGTACTTGTCGGACACCTCACTGATAAACTTTTCAATGAGGGCCTCGGTCATCCCCGCGACGTTCTTCATGATGGTCTGGTAGGTAGACATTCTGTTGACAACACACACACTCGGGTAGGTCAGTCCGTGTTGTCCTACCACATCCTCCCATGTGGCACCCTCATGCGATCAGTTTTACACATATCAAAGGTGAGTGAACCCGAGTGCCTTCAAAGCTTGATGACATCCATTTAAGGCATGGGGTATAGATGGATGGAAAAGGGATGACGTTCATCCCGGTTGTGCTGACGAAGGAGGATGCGCAGAATTCGGGGACGACGACGGGTTCGTTCGTGGGGACTGGGACGGACACGACGGGTTATGCGTCCGTCATTGTGGAGGTGGCGGCGACGGCGAATTCCGTCCCACTCGGTCTGGAGGTGCAGTCATCGGGAGATAATGCGACGTGGGTGTCGTCGTTCTCGGATACCGTCATTGCGACCAATACGTTCAGGAAGGTGTATCCGATCCTGGCTGGGTATTACAGGGTCGTGTACACGGCATCGACTGGAACGGCGACCATAACCTCGAGGCTGTCTACACAGGGGTATCCGTATTATGGGACAAACTCGGTCAGTGCGTTTGTGAATCAGGCCGAGAGTCGGATCGATGCGTTTGGGAGGCTCCGAGTGTCGGAGCCGTTCACGCTCTTGGACATACGCATGCCGGGGCAGACAACGGGGTCATCGCTGTTCTTATCGAATGATCTGCAGCTGACGACAAAGTCGACGGGGACGGCATCGAGCACGGCGACGAATGGGGTCATCACACTGTCCGTCTCGGGGGTGGCCAAGGAGACGTCGCAGAGTAGGAAGTACTGCATCTACCAGTCGGGAAAGTCGTTCCTGATTATGATGTCCGGGGTCATGGATTCGAATGCGAATGGGGGCGGGGTCCTGAGCAGGATCGGTTATTTCGATGATCAGAACGGGCTCTTCTTCCAGTACGATCCCGCCGGAAGCTGTTCATGCGTGCTGAGGAGTAATTCGGCCGATACATCCTATGCTCAGTCGGCATGGAACATTGACGGGATGGACGGCACGGGAACGAGCGGGCTGGCGCTGGATTTTACCAAGGCTCAGTTGTTTGTCATTGATCTGGAGTGGTTGGGCGTAGGCAGGGTCAGGTTCGGGTTTTATGTGTACGGGCAGGTGTGGTTCTGCCACGAGATTACAAACGTGAATTCGATTGCACTGCCCTATACCAAAAACATCAATCTGCCCATCAGGTACGAGATCCAGAGCTCCAGTGTCGGGACAGCGGGTCAGATGCTGCAGATATGCAGCAGCGTGTCGTCCGAGGGGGGCTACAGCCCGATCGGCCGTCCATTCAGTGCGAGCGTTTCAAATGTCGCCGCTCCCGTCTCCACATCGACCGAGGCGCCCATCCTGTTCCTCCGGGGGGGATCAACGAATTTTTATCATCAGACAATCCAACCGACCGAGTTCAGTGTAACGTCCACGGCGACCAATGACGTGTTCATCTTCCGTCTCCGATTATTCCTCCCCGAGAATGTCGGCGATATAACGGGCCTCGCATGGAATAATGTCAACAGTCGGAGTGTGGCTCAGTATGCAACCTCGTATTCGACCATCAGCTACACCAACTCGATCATTGTGGGTGAGAACACGGCGTCCGGCAAGGGCTACACCAACCTCCTGGATCTCGACCGCATATTCAACAATCTCTTCCAGATCACATCCGATGTCGACAATGTATCCGGCATCGTGGTCCTGACGGTCCAAGGCAGCTTCGGCGGCGGATCGGCCCTCTACTCCACCATCAACTGGTCAGAAATATACTGATATAAGCAGGGTTAAAACCAACCTTAGACCGGCTTAAGAAGACGATGTTGTTCTTAAGCCGTATTAAGGTTTGGTTTCAACCCTGGTAAGACTAATTGTTGGGAATGTGATCCGTGCCTCATTCAGGAGACGCCCTTGATGTTCTTGTCGCCACCAAAGTCGAAGGAGTTGCGTAGACAGCCTACCTGAGTCTCGATCATCTTCTTCTTGGTCATGGCTGTTGCATCGGAGCACGATCCCTCCCTGAAGGGTCGGGGCGCGTTGATCGCACCCCCCTGAGGACCGAAGCACTTGCACGGTGTGAACTGGTAGGTCGACAGCTCGTCCTCGACCTCCCGATTGCCGGAGGAGCACGACGAACAGAATGCCTCCTCCACGATAACGTCCGGCTGCTGCTGTCTGCAGGGCGTCATGAATATACCAACCACCAATACCATCAGCAGAGCCAGCCCGATAATGACCAGGAGCCATAACATCGAACCCTGCTGCTTCTTGACCGGCTTCCTACCCTTGGACCGACTTCTCGCCATCTTTTTTGTTATGTAGTGATTTAAAAAAAAAATCGTATTATTCGTTTTTCATCAGACTTGATGATGGAGAGGAGACATAATATGTCAACGACGAGGCCGGTATATACGATCACCTTGATGGTTGTGCGCAGTGCCTTGTGAGATTTGGGCTTATCCATCATAATGTCGGATGCGATATACAAGGAGAACAGGCAGATGGATGCGACCAAGATGAAGACGATGACGTTGTAAAACAATTCGTTGGATGGGATGGCATAGTTGAAGACGATGGAGGAGATGAGTGTGGCGACCGGGATCAACAGGATAATGAGAGGCATCATGAACCCCACCAGTGCGATTGATGTCCTCACCATGACCGCGTCGACCCTGTGTATGAGGATGGAGGTCATGATGATACCAAACACACCGATGATCATGGATAGGACAAGGAGTAAGAACCAGACAAAGTTGACAGTGGAATCCGTTTCTTCATCATCCGGCATGATTTTATTGAAGCAAAAAAAAAATCACGAGCATCACGGCTTTAGAACAACATCAAGCCGGTTAAACCAACTCGATTTTGATGAAGAAAGGTTGAAAATCCGATCGATGGGGATGAGTGGGGTCGTGCTCTTCTGATGATGGATAAGAGTCATAATGTAGGAGCTGAATGAACCGCAGTTGACATGGATTGTATTGATTCAAAAATTTTGAGCCTAAGTATTTGATCGTTTTGATAGAAAAAATGGAGGATTGTCTGAGGAGGCTGCGAGGGAATATCGAGGTCGATTGCGGGTACGGCCGGCGGACGGCTCTGAAGCTGCGGGGGCTGCTCGAATCGCGCACGATCCTGAGGGCATTGGGGTCGTACAACGGCCAGCAGGCGATCCAGTTTGTCAAGGCGGGGCTCCCGGTTGTGTATGTGAGCGGATGGCAGGTCGCCGCTGCCAACAACACGTCCCACGAGGTGTACCCCGATCAGAGCCTATATCCGGTCGATTCGGTCCCACTCGTGGTATCGGAGATTGTGCGATCCCTGAGGCGTGCGGATCAGATCCAGTGCATACAGCGGCTGACCCCGGCCCTGGATTACGAGGTGCCGATCATCAGCGATGGCGAGGCGGGCTTTGGAGGCCCACTCCACGCGTACGAGCTGACACGGCGTCTGATCGAGGCGGGGGCGGCGGGGGTCCATTTCGAGGACCAGGCGACTCACGAGAAGAAGTGCGGTCATCTGGGGGGCAAGGTGCTCGTGCCGATATCGCAGATGATACGGATGCTCCGTGCGGCACGACTGGCGGCCAATGTCATGGGGGCATCGACCGTCATTATTGCGCGGACGGATGCGGAGTCGGCGTCCCTGATATCCTCCGACATTGATACCAACGACCATGACTTCATCGATCGGACAATCCGACGCACGCCCGAGGGATACCACCGATTCCGATGCGGGCTCGCGGCGTGCATCCATCGTGCGATCGCGTACGCCCCGCATGCCGACATGCTGTGGTTCGAGACGTCTGTCCCCTCCCTGGAGGATGCCCAGAGGTTCGCCAGGGCCGTTCATGAAAAGTTTCCGGGCAAATGGCTGGCATACAACTGCAGCCCGAGCTTCCGGTGGAGGACACAGATCCCCGATGGGTTGGCCGCTTTTCAGACCAGACTGGCAGAGATGGGGTACCTGTTCCAGTTCATCACACTCGGGGGATACCATTCGACGAATCTTGCCGCCTTCCAACTCGCATACGATTACAAGGATCGTGGGATGGAGGCATACTCCGAGCTCCAGGAGAAGGAACTCTCGACCCCCCGCTATACCGGCGCACGACATCAGACCGAGGCGGGTGTCGGCTACTTTGACGCGATAAGCCGCATCATCGGCACATCATCGACATCATTCGAGAACAGCACCGAACAGCAGCAGTTCTGATCTAACAAACCCTGCACGGGTCAACTTTGGATCCACTCGGATCAGGGTTGAAATCAACTTCAATCCGGCTTAAGAACAACATCACCTTCTTAAGCCGGGCTAAAGTTGGTTTCAACCCTGTCTTCAAACCCACCTTAAGGATTAAATAGATAGATAAATAGATAGATAAATATCCTTAAGTGTCTAAGAAATCGAGTTTGGATTAGGTTTTCCGTGGGAGGGGTCGAAGCCATGACCTTGGGCTGCCGGTGTTGCTATTACTGAGCTCAGGAGTGGGAGGGTAGATGAGAGGCGTCTTATGAAGGACGCGGTGAGCCTTCTGATCACCTGTGTGTGCCGTGTAAACACGATCGAGGATACAAAGTCAGAAGTGTCTTACCAGCACATGGTTTGTGATCTAATTAAGGAGAATTGTTTTTGAATAAAACGAATGTTCCGAGTCCTCAATATTCCTGAAAAGCAGTCGAGGCCGCCGGTTCAGCCGCCCAAGGCTGTCCAGTGGATGGATGAGGTGAAGCAGCCCACAAAGGAAGCGCCGCCATCGAGACCCGAGCAGCCGAGTATTATCGCGAGGGGACCACCGGGTCCACGCGGCCCCCAGGGGCCGTTGGGGCAGAGGGGGCCTCCCGGGCCGCCCGGGCCAAAGGGGGAGGACGGGCTCCCCGGTCCGCAGGGCCCGCCTGGCGAACCCGGGGCGATCGGTCCGAGGGGGCTGGCGATCCGTGGCAAGCAGGGGGAGCCGGGGCCGATAGGTCCGATGGGCCCACAAGGAGAAAAGGGGGATCGGGGTGAGAAGGGCGATCGGGGCGATACCGGG